TTTCTGTCTGTTTCAGCCTGTGCTATAGCTACTGACTCATCTTGCAAAGCATCGTAATCAGGTATCTCAGGCAATGGTGGTGGCTTAGGTTTTTTATACCCCGGACAGCTTGGGTCACTCTGAGGGTCAAAACAAGGGTTAAACCTATAGATATATCTAACATCAGCACCCTCTATACTGCCTGTGCCTTCTTCTTTTAGCCTACCATCACCAAAAAGTGCAAGTGGGGTATATGGCAAAGCAATAGTTCTTCTTACCTCAATACCCCCTTCACGCTGTGACCAGTTTTGTACATCCTGAAACACATACCCACCACCTAATTTATCGTTTTCAAGTGTAACTATGTAATCATCTTCTTTGTTTTTTATTGGAGTGTACTTGTAAGTAACACCTGATACGTCCATACCATCAATGCCATTAGCACCAAGATAGGTGGGAGTCATTGTCCATTCTAAACCATTAATAGCTACGTTAGGTGTGTAACCAAAACTGTAAGCTTGTATGCTAGAAGAACAAAAAAGCAGAAGCGATAGCACCCATAATCTTAATTGCATCATCTCTTTTCTCCTGTGCAGACTTTTCGTGTTCTCGTGTTGGTACTGGTATATCTTCAGTATGGACTTCCCATGCGGCTGTTGCTTCTGCACCTATTTTGCCCATATAGGGGCAGGGAGTTCCCGCCATAGCCATCGCTCTATGAATTTCACCCGAAGGGTCAGCACATAATAATGAGACTGCCGCAACCTTCATACCAAAATCATACAATGTTTTAGCGTTTTTCAGTCTTAGGCAATTTTTTTCAGTATATGTAGCACCAAGGCTTAATGAAAATATCTGTGTACCCATAGCACCACTAGATGAGATAGTACATAAATCTGAATTTGTACCACCTACGTTTGGAGATATGGCACTTGGTGGAGGTGATTTTACTGTCGTTTCGTTAGTTCCTGTCGTGGTCACAGTAGACGTTGTATTTTGCGTTATTGAGCTTTCGTCTACTGCCATTACAGGAAACACAAAAACAATCCAAAAACAAGCAACTATGCCTAGTGCTATTAGATTGTTTATTTTTCTACTCATTCTGCTAAATGATACCAACCTGTTGCTATGTATTTAGTATTTGATATTGGTGGATTACCTCTATGAGTATGTGTAAAGTAAGCAGGGAATATAACTAATCTTCCTGCTTGTGGTTTTACTCTCATATGTTGATATAACAATTCAGTTTCACCACCTTCCTTTACATCATTAAAATAAAATAGCCAAGTTAGTATTCTAGAAAATGAAGTAACATTATTGTTCTCACAATGCCACAAATGATAACCACCACCTACTTCTGTTTCTTGCATTTTATTATGATAAGAAACTATTTTGTATTGGTTCAATATAGGAAAATCATTATTATATTGACTTACAAAATTATTTAACATTAAATTAAAATTGTTATTAGCTATTAAATCTACATCGCATAAAAGAAAAGAAGAGTCTTTTCTATCTATACTTGTTAATCCAGAATCTTGCATCATTGATGTTTCTTTTGCTTTTTGAAACATTTTTATATAAACATCACATTCATCTTTAGATAATACATTGTCGTATATCCTTACAAAATTATCAATACTCATTTTAATGTAAGTCCTTGTGCTTTAGCAATTAGCTGATTGAATTGTGACTGTCCTTTGACTGTTTCATTCCTAAAGCTATCCAATGCTGCTGTTTGTCCTCTGTTAGTTCTAGACATTTCAAGCTGTAACGTAGGCATCCAACTTATAGCACAAGACCAATCTTCGTGTTCTTCACCTGTGTTTGGGTCTTGTCCAACAACTTTAGTGTACCACATACATCTGTAGATTTTATTATCCCTTATCTCTTCACATTCACTTCCAAGAGGGCAGGTAAATTCTACTTCTAAATCTTTTTTTCCTTTAGGCATAGCCTAAATTATACACCATTATTTAGGATATTTGTCTTTGACTGCTTTGATTGTTGCTGTCATTGTTGCATCAAATGTTCCTGCATGATACAAAGCATCTAACTGGTCGCCTATTGATGGATATTCAGCTTGTCTTTTAAAACCATAAGTAGCTTCTAATGCTGCTTGTGCTTCTGCTGCATCTGAAGCTGCTTTTTCTGCTGCTGCTTTTTCTGCATCTGCTGTAGCTTTTGCAGAAGCATTAGCATCAACTAAAGTTTGCATATCTGATGTTATTGAAGTAATAGTTTCATTAGCTTTACCATCTGTATATTCAATATGTCCAGTATTAGAACTTGAATTAAATTGTACTGCCCAAATATTACTTGCTAATTTTGAAACATCTTGTCCAAAAGTAGCAAACCCATCTACTGTTACTGTAGCGTCATTTTTGTGTATTGTTATTAATGCCATATTATCTCCTGTTAATCGTAGCTACAAATTATAACATCAATGTATTGAGGGGTAGTAATTGAACCCGACATACTATGCGAGTGAGAACTGCCTGAACCTGCTGAACTTGTACTACCTGAACTTAAACTTACTATCCAGTTTCTCCAACCACCTCCGTTACCGGGGTAATTACCTACTGAACCTCCACCAGTAATTACACCTCCGTGACTATGAGATGCAAGTTCTGCTGTACTTAATGTATGTGCGCCTGCTGATAAGTTATGTGCAGGTGATGTAAATGCCGCACTACCACCTGTACCACCACCAGTTCCTGATACTACTCTTAGTACCTTATCGTTTTGTGATGTTACTTTAGTCCAACCTGTTGGTGCGTTAGCTTGAAAAAATGCCATTACAGTTCCCGATGGTATTGCCCCACCTGCATCTGCCCAAGTTAATCCACCATTATTGCCGGATTGTTTACTAAGAAACTGTCCGTTAGTACCTGCGTTAGATATGTAAAGGTTGTCTTCATCTACAGATTGACTAGCCATATGCTCAAGCTCAACTGCCGCAGCCGCTATTTTAGCGTTTGTGATTGCATCATCTGCAATCTTAGCTGTTGTTACGTTAGCATCTGTAATTCTTGCTGTTACAACCCAGTCATTGGCTGTAATAGCGTTAAGTTGTGTTTGTATTGCACTTGTTACACCATCAACATAGTTAAGTTCTGCACCTGTAGCTGTAATAGCTGTGCCACCTACTTTCCATTGACTAGCTGTCAAATTAGGTTTAATCGCTGTAGTGCCATCTAGTAAATTATCAATTGAGTCTAGATTAGTGTTTAGTTTTGTTCCCCAAGTATCTGCTGAAGCTCCAACTTCAGGCTTAACAAGGGAAAACGTTGTAGTAGTTGTATCAGCCATACGTGTTCTCCATTAAAATGTGCCTTGCCATACTCGGAATTTGTCAAACTCTCCACTTAAAATGTTCTTTCTGACAACTTCTTTACGAGCTTCAATATCATTCCAGTTAACTCCTGCATCCTTGCACCATTGAGCCATGATGTGTAAAGGTATAGAGCCAACAAGACGATTTTCACCAGTCATACCCACCTTAGCCTTTCTTAAATCCTCTGCTCTGTCTAGGCTAGGTGCGTTATCAAATGTACGTGCAATCTCAATTTTATCTTCTTTTTTATTGTACTGTACGTGTTCTTTAGTTTTCATATTATCTCAAATTTGGTGTGGGAAACTTAGCTCAAATCTCCCACGTTAAGTGTGGGGAGATTAAGGAGGACTCCCCACACCATATATTCTACCTCATTATGAAGTAGTACAGTCAGCAACTAAACCTGAAGCTTTCTCATTTTTAGAGATAAGCGTAAGTTCAGTTAATACCTGACGTGTTGTATTATCACCAGTCTTAGCTAGTTCAGTATTTTTAGTTGGTCTAAGAATACCACATGCCCACATATCAGACTGCATAATCCAAACGTCTCTGCCACGATTCTCACGTGAAGGTACGAAGTCTACTGTACCCCAAGGAGTAACGTAAACATCTACTGCATTAACAACAGCGTTAGTACCACCAACAGCCGCACCAATTGTAGAACGTTGGTTATTCATACCAGTAAATCCTAGTGCCTTGTTCATTTGGAACGCACTTAGATATACAGTATCAGGCTTACCACCTTCTTCCCAAATAGACTGCATAACACTATCAAAGTCTGCTTGTGAGAAAACAGTAGCTGTACCATCTGTACGAGCTGTGTTACCCGGTACTGAGCCAGTAGGGTTTGCACCACCTGAACCACCAATGTTAGCAACATTAGTTGTCACGTATGCACCACATCCTGCTAGTTCACGTGCCGCAGAAGCAGAACCTGCTTCGTACTTATTGTTATCGAACAATGCCTTCTCAATGTCTAGCTTTTGCTCTTTAGCAATCTTTAACACTTGGTATGCCATCTCAGAAGCACGTCCTGCTTTATCAAGACCTTGGTCTGTATCAGGAATAACAACTGCATTCTTGAAGATTTGTGTGTAATTACCTAAACGAACAGTAGCAGTTCTTGCCTCTGCTGTTGTAGCATCACCTTCAATGTGTGCATTAGCGGCTGATGAACGTAGTGCATCTGTCTGCCACTCATGGTAAGTGTTACTTGCTTTTACTTTTTTCAACGATGAATAAAAAGGAGTCTCTTCAGGAGAGATGTCATAAATAACGTTCTCTAAGTCCTCTCGTAGACCCTTTGCATCATAACTGTCGAATGTATTACTAGGTTGCGCCATAATATTTCTCCATTATGTATTATTTAAAATTAAGCCAAGAGCATCATCAATGCTACCTGTCTCTTTGAGTTTTGCCTTTTGGCGTGAACGTATTTTAGCATTTGGAGTAGCTATTTTTTTAGCACCCGGCTTCACAACAGGTTTCGCAGACCCAGTTTTAACTTTTGCCTTTGACTTGCCTGATATGATGTCTTGATACTTCATAGCATCGTGCAATACTTTAATTGCCCTTGCATCAGTTATTTGTCCAATTTCATCATTAGTATAACCATAATGATTAGTTCCTGCTTGTATCAACCTTTCCCTAGTTGCAGTTGCTTTTTTGGAGTCTGCAAAGTCAGGAATGTCCTTCTGTAAGA